AAAGTAGTTTACAATATGTTGTTAAATCCTGGGCCGTAGTAGTAGAACTTATAAGCGTATGGAAAAGATTAAGAGAATTTGAATTATGCATTATTCAAGGAGAATTAAATGATGGATAGAGAAAATGATTAAAATATTAATATTTTTATTGATGTCTGCTTCATCACTATTAGCTCATGAGACAGTTATTAATAACCAAAAATATTCGATAGAATATGATAAAGACGGTCTATATGGTAATCCTATGTTAATATTCAAAGGTGATTTTGTTAAAGGATTAGCTAAGTCATTTATACGAGCATATGCTAGACACCCAGATGTAACGATGGTTTCAATGTCCTCTCCTGGAGGATTACTCACGGAAGCATATGAAGTGGGTAAAATTCTATCAAATTATAAGGCACACGTTTGGGTTCCACGAAATGCGACATGTATATCAGCTTGTGCTCTTGCCTTTATGGGCGGAGAAACTTACAAAATAAGTGGAATAATAGCATTCCATGCTCCTTATATGCCCGTATATAAAGGAAGTGTGTCGATGGATAAGATTTATTCTGAAGGACAAATGACAGGATCTTATCAATCATATTATTTTGCTGCTAATGGCTTTCGGGCACAACTTTATATGATGATAGCTCAGTATACGAATAAAAGTACCTTTGTATATTTTATGAATTCACATGATTTTTATTATTTTCTAATGCATCCCGAAAGAACTTATAAAGAATATTTAGTGCAAAATGCAGTTCCTAAATCCGTTGTTCAGGGTGGTGACCAATTAATGAAAGCAATTCAACAGAGAAAAATGTATGAAGTATTAAGAAACAACTCCGAAATTAATGTTTTTACTAGTGGAAAGGTTTTAAGATATAAAGAAATGCAAAAGAAATTTAAAGATGAGGTGATAAAATCAAAATGAGATATGTAATTGACATTGACGGAACTATTTGTAATGAGGTAATGAAATCAGACGGCACTAAAGATTACGCTTTGCACGAACCTATGATGGATCGTATTGCTAAAGTAAATGCTCTTTATGATGCTGGTCATATCATTAAGTATATGACTGCTAGAGGCGCAGTTAGTAAAGTTGATTATTACAATTTGACCAACAATCAGTTAATAAAATGGGGTGCGAAATTCCATGAATTGAGTGTTGGTAAGAAAGAACATTATGACGTATGGATTGATGATAAAGCATTTTGGTCAGAGAATTTCTTTAGGAGTACTGGTGAGACTTATGAGTAATAAATTTCATATAGTGAATAAAAATATGATGAAAATTCATTTTAAATGACTTATGAGGAATATTTAAAATTAGATTCTGTTTTGAGTTCTCAGGAATTATTAACAGAATCTAATTCAGAATTATTGTTTATAGTTGCTCACCAAAGTTCTGAATTGTGGTTTAAAGTACTAATACACGAATTAAAAATATCTCCTACTAATTTTTGGCAAAGATCTCGTGTTAATAATAATTTAAACCGTGTTGTAAAAATATTTGAACATTTAAATTCTTTATGGGATATTATATCAACAATAACTCCAGACGATTACGAAATACTCAGACACGATTTAGGAACAGCCTCTGGTAAACAATCGTTTCAATACTTAGAAGTAGAGAGATTATTGAAAGAGTTACCGAAAGCAAATATATTTTCAAGAGAAGAATTACTGGATGTTGAGAATGCATTTAAAAAATGGCAATTTGCACATATGAAAACTGTAGAAAGAATCATTGGAGAAAAACATGGTACAGGTGGTACATCTGGAGTGAAATATCTAAAACTGGCAGTTGATAAGAAATTATGGGACTAATTGGATGACTCGTAAAAATTGGACAATGGATGTCAATTTTCGAAGACCAAGAGGTGAATGGAGATCTCAAGTGATTAGAATTAACTACGATGCTACTCCCGAAGAAATGGGACCAGCTGAGATAAAAGAAGCTAATCGATTAATGTGGGCCGTCAAAGGGATGTTAATACCCGAAGGATATAGCTCTCAAGATATTAATAGTGTTTTGCGAGGTTATTATAAAAGATTATGGGGCAAAGCTCAACCATATATGTTCGAAGGATTTGAAGAAGCTTGGAAAATTAAATGTAAATAAATGCATTTAATGGTGTACAATCTGTTCATACTGTGGTAGAATAAATAGTATCTTATAATAAGGGTGGGACCATAATATGTATCATATAACAACGGACATCGCATACACTTCTACTAAATCAGAAATCGAATCATTCGCATCAACTTATGATTCTACTATTACGGAATTCAAAACAAACGGACCGGCTGGTGGGAATCATCTCGTCAAATTTTCATCTTACACTTATGAATCTATCAAAAAAATATGTGGTGAATTTAATATCCCTTCTTCTAAAATTATTAGGTCACTATAATACTGTGACAAATATAACACACTTTAAATTAATGCATCTTCGGATGCATTTTTTTGTTTACAATCCGTTTAAAATGTGGTATAAAGGTATCAAGAAAAGAAACAAAGGATATAACAATGATTAGAGATTCACGCACACAGACATTTACTGGAGACACCATATTTAAGATCCAGGTAAATTTCTACAGAGGTTACGTTGCTCATAAAACATTTTTCTGGAGCTCAAACGATCGTGTTCCTTCTGAAGATATGCTAACAGATTTCTTTGAAGCCGGGCTTATTTCTGCTGAAGTACTTCACACTTCAAATGGTTACAGATCCGAGCAAACAAAAAGCTTCCTTAATGATTATGTAATTGCTCAAGCTAATCGCTCACCAGAGCAGATTGCTGAAGAGCAAATGATGGCTCGTGCCGCTCTTGGTAATCAGCCAATTGTTGATATCGTAACAGACATTTGTTTTTAATTGAAAAAAAGTGAAATAAATGCACTTTAAGGGTGTACAATTCGTTCAAAGTGTGATATAAAAGTATCAAGAGTTAAAAGAATTGGATCTTGAAATGAAAACTATTCTCCTCGAATTAGCATCAGTCATATTGAATATGGCTTTTGTTGTCTCTGTAATTTTTATTGTCGTAAGTTAAGGAAAATTTTAATGGTAAACGCAACACTACGTTATACAACAAATATCGATGGCTTTTTTGAAACCGTCGAAGAATCTCGCATTGCTTTGACAGAAAAGCTAGCGCTTGAATATATTTACAAAGTAATGGACGGTTTAGTTTATCGTAACATTCTAAAGATTGAGAATATCGTTTTTATCAAAACTGAAGGAAAAACATTATGAACCGCTCAGATAGTTATATTGGCACATTTACCCACACTGCGGATGACGCAGAAAAAATCAAAAGTCTTCGTAAGTTCTGTTCATTTATGAATAAACAGATTAAAAATGACAGAGCAAGTTTTGATTCATATTACATCAAATTACAAGGGCGTCTTGGAAAAGATAATCCTAACGCATGGAAATATCGTCGAGGTACGTCTATTGTACCGCATAATAATTATTCAGGTATACGTCTTAAAGATGCTGATCATATGGATGCATATATTTACAGACGCAGTTCATAATGAAAGTAAAATTTAATATAATGGGGGAAAGATTTTGATAGTCTTTCCTCCATTTTTGTATAAATAGTCTAAATATCGATATTAGTAAAGCACCACAGGATTAATAAATGCTTAATTTTAAATCTCATATGAATGAACCTCTTAATGAAAGCGCTTTGACAGCTCTTCGTGTTGCAACGAAAGCTCATAAAGAATATATTCCAAAAACTATTAAAGAAGACACTGCTGAATTACGTAAAAAATATCAAAATCAGATCAATGCTGAAGAAAAACTCAGTGATCATGATTATAGAGTTAACAGAGCTAGAGTAACACGGACTGCTAATACATTAAGTAAAGCAATCAATAAACACCTTGGTCCTAATGCTACTATACAAGATAAAATTAACCTTAGAACCCGATTACAAAACGGAAAATAGGAAACTATTATGATCAACTTTGCAAACTATTTAACAGAACAAAAGAATACTCATATGACGCACATTGAGGATCGTGTTCTTTATGGTGGTGTAAACGGTACTCGGCAGGCAATATTCGCTTTAAGAGATTTAAGAGATATGCTAGGCGGTAAAAAAGCCGGTAATGTAAGTGTTAAATGGGATGGTGCACCGGCAATATTTGCGGGGATCGATCCCAATGACGGAGTGTTCTTCGTTGCTAAGAAAGGTATTTTTAATAAAAACCCAATGGTGTACAAAACAAATGCTGAAATTGATAATGATGTTGCTGGAGCGGAATTGAATGCTAAGCTAAAAGAAGCATTACAATATCTACCCGAACTTGGCATCAAGGGTGTAATTCAAGGAGACTTTCTTTTTTCAAAGAGTGATATTACTAATCAGACTATTAACGGTCAAAAATATATAGTGTTCCATCCCAACACTATTGCATATGCAGTTCCAATTGGGACCCCGGGCGCAAATGCTATTAAAAGAGCTAAGATGGGTATCGTCTGGCATACAACATATGTCGGATCAACATTTGAAACAATGAAAGCTTCGTATGGTGTCGATGTCTCGAAACTAAGAAAGAGTGTAAATGTTTGGTCACAAGATGCAATGCTTAGAGATTTAACGAAAGTCACTATGACTGCTAAAGATACTGAAGAAGTAAATGAAAAGCTGTCAGAAATTGGATTTTTATTTAATCAAATAGCAGCATCTACTTTAAAAACACTTGAAAATAATAAAGAACTTGCTCAAACAATTGAAATGTTTAATAATACTTTTGTTCGTAAAGGTGAAACTGTTAATGATACTACACGACATGTTAATGAATTAATTAAATGGGTTCATGCCCGTTATCAAAAAGAAATTGATAAAAGAAAAACTGATAAAGGTAAAACTGCTCAAACAATTAAACGAGACGCTTTTATGAAATTTTTTGACCAAAAGAATAAAGCAAATTTAAAAAAGATATTTGATTTACAAAAGTTAATAATTGTTGTAAAATTAAAACTTATAAATATACTTAATAAACTAAAGAATATTGACACTTTTGTAAAAACGCCCAATGGATTTAAGGTTACGGGCGAAGAGGGATATGTTGCTATAGACAAATTAGGTGGTGATGCGGTAAAGATTGTTGACAGATTAGAATTTTCATACAACAACTTTTCGCCAAACGTTGTAAAAGGATGGGATAAACCAGGAAGATGAAAATGGAAAAAAGATATACAAAACTATTAAATACTCTTGAAGAGAATAAGCGTTCTCGTTTATTTATTTCTGAAGATGTTGAATCAAAAGCAAAGGCAATAAAGGGATTTCACCGTTGGGATGAAGCTTTACCCAAGAATAAAGGTGGCGGTGGTCATCATCGTTTAACTATTAAGACGGTAGGTGGAAATAAACCTGATCCTGAAGAGATAGCTAAAAAATTAAGTGTAAA